GTCCAGCCCCGACACCGTGCCGCCGGTAATGGCGACAGCGTCAGCGTTCTGCGTTGACATCGTGCCGAGAGTGTCGATGTCAGATGCGGCTTGGTTCAGCCCGTCAATCAACAGCTCGAACTGCCGGATCGCGTTTGGATCATCTCCGACAATGCGCGCGATCTGGTTGCGGTTAAGGCGCAGCGTCACCACGCCAGCGGCTCCAGCTGCGCATCCAGACGCATGACGCTGATGTGCGCGTCACTGTTGCCTTCAAACCGCTGGATACGCCACTGGCGCATGTTGCCCTGACGGAACCACACAAGGCGCTTGGCGCGTTCGCCAATGCAGCCCACGCTGATCGATCGCGGCTGCGACCACGTCACGCCGTCTAAGCTGTAGCTGGTGCTGATCGACGGGTGAAAGCCCAGCGCGACGCTGCCGGTCAGTGCGACAAGCTCCAGACGTTGCAGGATAGCACCCGCGTTCTCGTTGTAGATGATTCTGGTGCCAAACTGCCACCGGACGCGGTCACCCCAGTGGCTGCCACGGTCGCGTGTCAGGTTGCCGACCTTGCCGGTGGTGGTGTCACATGCTTGCCAGGCGTTGTTGACCCACAGCAGATTCCGAACACGGTATTGCGAATAGCCAGCGATGGCGCTGGTTAGTTCAACCCACACCTGCTCCTGCAGATCCTTGGATGCCGCAACGTCATAGACCAACGTGCGATCGGGCAGGTGTACGTAAAGCAACTGGTGACTTCGGTCGTTGCGGGCCTCTAGCAGCACACGCTCAAGCTGGGCCTCGGTATAGTCCAGCAGCAGCTGATCGACCTCTTGGGTGCTGATCTTCACTGCGCTGCCATTGGCCGCCAGATAGATGCCCGGCGCCTCGTTGCGCCCGCTGCCTAGGAACGCGATCGTGTCGGCGTACAGGCAGCAGGAATCGCGCCCGATCGACCCCTTCTGGATCTGCGCGCCCTCGTTGCGTTGGAACGGAAACAGTGCGCCGCCCACGTTGTCGAACACTTCGATCGTGTTGCGGTTGATCGCGTAGACCTCGTTGCGTAGCTTGATCAGGGCCACCACCGGGTCGGGGTCGATCTCACTGCTGCCGTACTTCAGCGGGTTGACTGAAAACGGGTCGTTCAGGTCGGTCACGACCAAGAACTCGCTATCGGTCACCATGAAGTAGCCATCGATCCAGATGACGGTGATGGCCACGCCCAGATCAGGGTCGGTGACCTGCTGTAGCGATCCGTCCCAGTAGTACAGGCGCCCGCCGCTGGTGATGGCCAGACGATCGAAGCTGTAGTCGAACTTGCACTGGTCGCTGACCCCGATCGCGCCAGGGCCAACGTCACCTAGAACCGTGGCTGTACCACCAGCATCGAACAGGCACAGCTTTGTCCCCATGACGCGGTAAGACCCGCCATTCCAGACGATGCCGCCCCGGCAAATGCCCGGCCCAGTGCCGATCTCCACAACGCCGTCACCGGGCCGCATATAGCCATTCGAAGCTCCTGATGCTTTCGGCACGGCCATGAGATTGACCGGCAGGGCCGTGCGCAGATCGGGCGCAGTGTCGGCATAGATGCCGTTTAGGATCGGAATCTGAACCACAGTTAGGCCGCCATGACCTCGCCGCCGATGACGTGGATGTCGGCAGTGGTTGCCGCAGCAAGATAGGCGACGTGCGTTGCGCGGCCATCCAGCCACAGAAGCAGCTGGACCATCGGTGGCACGGCGACATCAGCGGCAGTTGCCACCACGTCAGACCCGCCCGCGCGGAAATAAGCCGTCACGGTGGTGCTGCGGTTCGTCAGCATCAGGCAGCGCGGGCTGGCGTTGATCGCGCTGTTGGCGCTGGTAGTCGTGGCCGATGCGGCAATGCCGGTGCCAAACGATGGAATGAACGGGGTCATGCGCGTCTCCTGTTACGGCGGTGTGCCGGTGAAGCTGGCTGAGATGGTGACCAGCACCGACCCGGTGCGGCCATCTGCTGTGTCAGTGATCAGGCACGTGGCAGTCGCACTGCCATTGTCGCCCTCGACCGTGTCGCAGAAGAACGATGTCGTGGCGGCTGATGGTGCGGTTGCGCTGCACCCAGCCATCCCGTCCACGTCAGCAACCGTCCACGCATAGGTGTACGGCCCGGTGCCGCCCGCAACGACACTGGCCGTCGTCGTGCTGGTCGTCATGGTCTGGCTTACGGCGCTGGAGGCGCTGGCACCTGTCGGAAATGCGGCAACGATCAGGCCGCCCGCAGACGCCCCCACCACAGCGCACAGCACGCCAGTCACGATACGTTGCCCATCGCCACCCACGCGGTGGCAGCGACCTTGACCAGCGTTGCCATACCGTACTGCGACAGCGTGCGCGTGCCGACCGTTGCCGTGCCAGCCAGGCGCAGCGTGTCAGTGGTGATGGCGATCGCCTGGGTGGTGGCGCTGTTGTTGTAGACCACAATGGTGGTGCCGATCGGGAACGCCACCGCGCTGTTTGCCGGGATCGTCACGCCGCCTATGGTGATGCTGATCTGCTTGCCCGCATCGGCCAGCGCCAGCACATAGGCTGCGGTCTTGGTTTCCTGCGGCAGCCCGCGATAGCCGATGCTGTTGGCCGCGATCGTGCCGGTGGCGGTGACTACCACGTCCTGATCCAGCGCGGTGATGTCGGTGTTGACGCCGCTGGCAGCAGCGCCAAGCGACGTGCGGGCAGCAGCAGCTGTGATGCCATTGGTGCCGCCCTGTGCGATTGTGAGGGGCGCTGTGGCGGTCGCAAGCGGGCCAAGATCCGACGCAAACACCAGCGCGTCGTCGTCAACCACGTCTTCCCACTGCGCCTTGGTGCCGCGCAGGGTGTTGGTGCAAAGGTTGATGGTCTTGTTCCGCAGCGTCTCAATGCCATCGGTCGTGCTGAAGTCGGCATCGATGCAGGCCAGATTGAACTGGGCAAACGTGCCTCGCAGCGTGTTGTCGCCAAGGTTGAACAGCTTGTTCAGCAGCGTGCCGGGCAGGCTGTCGCTGGTCTGCGGGACACTGCCAAAGATTGCCGCCTGCAGCACACTGAACGGCACGCGCCGGGTGTCGCCGTTGTTGGGGGTCCACACGGCGAACTGGTCACCTGGGGCCAAGCCCGTTTGCAGCGGCAGTTGGTTGATCGTGGTCATTATGCCTCCAGAACGCTGTCGTCGTTGGCGTCCAGCGGGTTGCGCGGACGCGGCAGGAACGGGTTGCCGTAGATGTGCGGCTTGTTGCCGGCCCCAGACGGCGTGCCGGGCGCGAACTGCTGCGGGATCGGCTTGGCAAAGCGGGCCATGACGGTGTTCAGCGCGTTCTTCGCACCCACCTTGGTATCGACCATCACTTGCTTGCCGTAGCTCGGTGCAATCCGAACGGCGAGATTGAGGATCACCGCCTCGTTGGCGATGTCGGGAATGCCCATGTCGGTGTTGAGATCAGCCCCGGCCACGCTGCCGCTGATGTTCGGCCCAAGCCGCAGGCCGCGTGCGTTCCACTCCAGCAGCATGCTGTCCAGACGGCGCGCGGCGCCCTGGTACTGCTCTGGCTGCATGTCGAACGTGTATTCAGCCAGCCCAAGCTCTTCGAAGGCGGCTTCAACGAACTGGCGGCGCGTCCAGCCCATGTCAGTATTTGCCCTTCTTTTTGCCGGCGCGCATGTTGTCCACCAAATTCGGATATGGCCGCCCTGCAGCCTTGGCCGATGCCTTGGCGCCGGCCTTCTGCTTCGGCGACAGCTTGCCCGGCTTGCCCTTGGGCGCGGGCTTGTCCCAAACCGGCTTTTCTTTTTTCACGTCGTTTCTCCGTTGGAAGTTGGGGCGGTGCCACTTCCAAACACCGCCCCAGCCCCTGCCCCTTACGGGGTCTGCGAGAACAGCAGAGTGCCGGCCATTTCGGTGTTCAGCACGTTGGTGCCGAACAGCGTGTCGAAGGTGAACCGGGTCTTGAACGTCGCGGTGTCGAACCACTTGGTCATGACCAGTTCGATGCCCTGGTCGGTCGTGGCGCGCATGACAGCAGCACCGGTGTTATCCGGCACGGCATAACGGCCAGCGATCAGTTCGATCGACGGCTTGTGCCAGAACACGTTGTGGCCGGTCGCATCGACGTTGAGCATGGTGATGCCCGCAGTGGCCAGACCGGAGCCGGCGACGACGCAGTTCTGATACTGCTCTTCGGCGTCCGAACCGCCCTGATCCGAGATGATCGGCGGGGTGATTACCAGCGTGTTGGCAGCGCCAACCGACACCACGCGGAAGGTCATCGGCTGCCCGGTGTCCCGCTTCGTGATGGCGTGAACGCTGTTGATGCCAGCGATCGTGAAGGCATCGCCCGCAGCGAAGTTGGCGTTGCTTGACACCACGATCGTCTGGAAGCGGTTGTCGTAGTTTGCGGTCTCGCCGGTTGCTGCCGTCGTGGTGGCTTTCGGCACCAGGAAGTTGTTGGCCGCAGCGCGGGTGTCGATCGTGCGGGCGGTGGCAACAGCAGTGGCTGCGATGCGGATCCCGGTGTCCGACTTATAGGCATCAAAGCCGGCAACCATGCCAATGTTGGCACGGTCATAGGCAGTGAGGGTCTTGCCAGCGACAAGGTTAGCGCGGTTGGCAAGATTGCCCGCCATGCCGTTGTAATCGCGGCTGTTGAACACGATGTGGCGATCTTCCATCGGCACGCCGCGCTCGTTCATCAGCGCATCGCACAGCGCCACGTCGTCAAACGTACCGGACGCAGTGGTGCGGGTGACCACCAAGCCGCCATAAACCGCCGCAGTCGTGTAAACCGCAGTGTTGATGTCGCTGGCAAGACGCTGGGCAGACGCTTGACCCAGACGGTTTTCCTGCAGCGCATCGCGCAGTTCCTTGGCGTCGAGGCTGAACGTGTGGTTCTTGGCGTAACCAAGGGTCGATGGCACCGACAGCTGGGTCATGCCCTTCTCGGTGACCGCAGTGCCAATCACGCGGTTCTGGGAGGTGGCGATGTAGGGCATCGGACGCCAGATAACGTCGTTGGTGCGCTCCATCGTCTGATCGCCGGGGCGATACACGTTGACGAGCTTGGACATAACCAGCGCGTCCTGGAAGCCGGCCAGCACGTCCTCGAACGCGACGACCTCTTCCTTGGAAAAACCATTAGCCATAATATAACGTATCCTTAGCTGTTACGAAGCTGCCGCTTGTAAGCCACCAGTCGGGTCATATCGCCCGTCCGCAGTGCCTCGTCGCGCAGCCGTTCAAGGGTTGCATCGCCTGATCCAACAGCGCCCGGCGAAGTGCCGCGCAGTGCCGTCTCAGGCTTGGGTGCCGTTCGCTTGTTCACTTTCACCTCCGCTTCGATACGGGCGGCCTTGAAGGCAAACTGGCTCAGGCTCTTGACCGCCGCCAATTCCTTGGCCTTGGCCGGGTTCTTTCCGAGCGCGTAGATCAGGAGTGCCGCGTTGTCCGCGCCGTCAACCAGGATGGCCCACTGCACTTCGTTGAAGACCTCACGAACAGATTGCTCGGCGTCATCAACATCGCGTGCCGGCAGACTTGCCTTGGCTGTTTCGTATGCATTCAGCTTCGCTTGCCACGCTGTCTGGGCCTCATCCTGCGCTTGGCGCTGCTGGGCCTCTATCTGCTCGTGCTGTCGCTTGGCGTCGTGCCACGAAGTTATGCGGCTCTCGAACTCGTCGGTGTCATAGTCGCAGGATTCGAGTGTTGGCTTGGCCGACAGGCCAACCGATACCGGCTGCTCCTTCTCGGACAATCGCTGCTCAAGTTCCTTGATGCGCTTGACGTTTTCCCGCTCACGCTTTCGGAGATCTCGCACCCATGCAGGCGCGGCTTGCGTGTCTTCTTGAGGCGGCGCGTCCTCCCCGATGGTCACAATCACATCGCTGGTATCGTCCGTAGCTTCTGCTGCCGGTGCCTTGCTGGCATTGTTCTCAGCGGGCGGTGCAGCTTGTGCGTCGGTGTCGATCAGCGTTTCAGTGGCTGTTTCATCTACTGCCTGTATCGTCATATTGCCTCATCTGCTCGCGCAATTCAAGCCGGTGCGCGGTGCCGACATCAGCGCAACCCTGCGCCGATCGCCTTGGCGGCCTCAATGGCCGTTCGTGCCTGGTCGTCCTCAATGCCTGCCAGCGTGGCGATCGCCTGCGCCTCGCTCTTGTTTGCGTCGGCCTGCGCCTTGATGGTGTTGGCCTGCGCCTGCAGAGCCTGCGCCTGCGCCTTCTCGGCCTCGGCCATCAGATAGAGCGCCTGCGGATCTTGCTGCTGCTGCTGCGCCTGCATGGCGGCCTCCATCTCGGCCCGCTCTTCGTCGGTCGGCTGCATCACGCCGATCTGCACCAGCTGCTTGCGGTAGAAGTCGCGCACATCGCCCAGCCCCTCGCCTTCGATGTTCATCAGGGCCAGCGATGTCAGCACCTTCAGATCGGCGGGGTCGGTCGTCATCTGCATCATGCCGGTGATCGATCGCAGCATGCTGTCACGGCGGCTCTGGCTGGTCGGGCCAATGTCAACCGACACGTCGAACTTGGCGCGGCTCAGATCATTGGCGTAGACAATCTCGCCGGTCTTCTCGTTGATCTTGGGCTGCATCAGGACGACGCTCGACACGTCAGAC